TTCCAGCGGACATCCAGCGGACAATCGCGTTTTCCAGCGGACATCCAGGATGATTGTCCAGCGGACAATCGCGTTTTCCAGCGGACATCCAGCGGACAATCGCGTTTTCCAGCGGACATCCAGCGGAAAACGCGATTGTCCAACGGAATTCCAGAAGAGTCCGCACATAGTAAGAGTAAGAGTAAGAGTAAGAGTAAAAGAAAAATAAAAGACATGTCGGTTTCGGATTTGTCGCTGAAGATTCAAACGTACTGGGGCGCATACCGGCAGCACCATCAACGAATGTCAGCGACCCTCAAAAGCAAGGACAGTCGGTATTCGCTGGTCAAGAAATGGCTGATGAACGGTTACGACGTGAAAACCTTGATCGAATCGATGGAGGGGTTTCACAAGAGTCCTTTCCATCTCGGTGAAAATGACAGAGCTACGCCCTACCTAGGGTTAAAAACTATCCTCAGGGACGAAGATCAGATCGAAAAAGGGCTAGAATTTTACAAAAATCCACCAAAAAGAAACGGAAGTGCGGTAAAAGAACCGAACTACGCTTGGGAGGCGCCTGTTGATGAGTGAAACAGTCGAAAACGTCTACGATTTGGAACGTTCGGTGCTTGGATCGATGCTCTGGCTCGAGGATCAACCGGTACCGGAATGGGCCGAAAGGGTCCATGCCGACATGTTCCTCGATGCCAACCACCGGCAAATCGCCATGGCGGTTGACGACCTGATAGGCGCTCAGGCGCCCATCGACGCCATCGCCGTGACAGACAAGCTACACGGTTGGGGCGTGCGTTTGGCCCCACAGGTTGCCGAACTCCAGGAATCGTGCGCAACCACGGCTAATCTCAATCACCACGCTCGACGCCTGGCGGAACGAGCTCAGATTCGTAAATTCCGTGAGCGGGCTTCGGATTTGCTCAAAAAAATTGACAGGACGGAGCCTAGCGAAATCCGTGCTGAGCTTCAGTTGCTCGAGCAAATCATGGAACCAATGGCTGGGACCAACGGGCTGAAGCCAATCAGAGAATTGATTCCGCAAACGCTGTCAGAACTAGAGGCCGAGCACGAAGGGAAGGCTGGCCCAATCGTCAAAACTGAAATCGGGGTATTGGACCGTTTCCTCGAGCTGCACAAAGGCGAGCTGACGATTCTCGCCGGCCGGCCATCGATGGGTAAAACGGCTCTCGCTATTAGGTTCGCGCGATATGCCGCAAAGCAACGCCATCATGGCAGCGTCGCGTTCTTCTCGCTGGAGATGAAAGACACGGCGCTGCTCCGCCGCATGATATGCGCCGAGGCCGCTACCGAGAAGCATATGGTCGCCGCGCTGCATGTCCGTGGCGAAATAACCGAGGCGATCAACGAGCTTTTTCGCCTCGACTTGCTAATTGACGATCGGCCCAAGCTCAATGTCGACGCAATGCGGGCAGGCCTGCGCCGATTAAACAAAGTTCAGCTTGTGGTGGTCGACTACCTCCAGCTCGTCAAAACCAAGACGGCCGAGCGGCGAGACTTGGCGGTTGGCGACGTCGGTAAAGAGCTGAAAGCATTGGCAAAGGAGTTCGGTTGCCATGTGATCGCCCTGGCACAGCTCAATCGGTCGGTCGAGAGTCGGAATCCGCCAATGCCGCGACTTTCCGACCTTCGCGATTCCGGCAATCTCGAAGAGGACGCTGACAACGCGGTTTTGCTCTACCGACCGGAGTATTACGACCGGGATTACTCGGAGCCCCAGGAGGCTCAGCTCAATGTGGCCAAGCAGCGCAACGGACCAACCAAAGTATTACGACTTCGATGGATAAAAGAAACGCAGCAATTCCTGGACTGGTGAGGTCGAAGATGGGGGAGCTGGAGCCGATTCTGCCAATTTTGAAACGTGCGCTGAATCAATTGCTGGGCAGTATGGAGGCTAGATACGAAAAAGGGGATGTAGGTAGTCAGTCACCACCAGAAAACGCCCCAGATCGAAACAGGGCGAGCCATGGGCCCATCAAAAACGAGAGCGAGGGAGGGAATGAAACACCATCTAGGATTCGGTAGCGGCCGTCTTACCAGCCCCACATCCGGATTGGGCGTCTCGAGGAGCACCGGCATGCTCGTCGGCAACGTCGGGATGGCCCAGGATTGGGGCTGTGGATTTACAACCGGCCGCGGATATGGCCTCGGCGCTCGTTACGGCTGCGGGCGAGGCCATGGCTGCGGCCATTCGAACGGATTCGGTGCTGGGGGAGGCTCGGGCACCGGATTCGGGTTTGGGGATTTCGAGAAGTGGAAGAAACAGAATCGGTGATTGAAAGCATGCTGCCAACAAAATGCATCCTGGGCAACGACCACTATGGCCTCTATTTCGGCATGGTGGTTGCCTACAACTCAAAGAGCAAGGTTGCGGTTGTCGAGGACTGCCGCGGAATAATTGAATATCACACCAAAACCGGCGGCATCACGACGCTCGCCACGGAGGGGCTTTGTGGGCCGAAAGCAGGTGACTCGCTGATTGGGGCACCGGTCCCGCAGGCGGTACTCACCCATATCGTCAACATTTTCGTGTGCACCGAGCGCGCCATCGACAGCATCGAGGGGGTCCCGGTGCGGATACCAAAAAAATGAAAACCAAGAAGGGAAGGGCATCATGAATCTGGAATTGAACGCACGGACCAAAGCGAAGGTCTTGGATATTCCGCTGAAGCTCAGCGAAAAAAAGGAGGAGCCAAATTGGGCCGTCCATTTTGGCATCAACGCGACCCACGATCAGCTCGGCAAGATGGTCGGCGATCGAGTCGCCCAGGCCATATTCTCGTCTTTCGTCGCTTCCGAAGACAATGGCGACGGTAACGGGACGTGGGTTCTGAAAAAACCAAGACCGGCCACCCGTTGCGAGTTGCACAAGATCACGATTGACGGTGGGCCGGCCATATCGACCGAGCCCATGATCAAGCACTTCGAAACGCTGAAGGATACCGAAAAGGTTCGGATGGTCGTTGCCGTCAGAATCGGCAAGGCGCAGATAGCGCTGTTGATGAAATTGATCAAAAAGCAGGGCAGCGAGTGCGAATTTGAAATAGTGCCGAGCTTGCAAAACCTACCGCTAGGCGATTCGCCGGCGATGAACCTGAGCGAGCAGCCGAAAATCGTAAAGAAGAGCAAGCAGGCGAACTGACGTGAGCAAGAACTGGGGAAATAGCTATTGGAAAAACGAGCGGGACTTCGAGGTCAATCTCGTGATCGACTTCGAGCCGTTCAAGGTGGAGATCACGCGCGGCAAGAAGAAGGGCAGTAGCTACACGGTGACTCCGGTTTTCTCTTGGAAGCGTGGACGTCAGGTCATCAAAATCGGTCAAGGCTCCCAGCAACGGACTTCGATTGGCCTGACGCCACACGCGAAAAAGTGGGCAGCTGCCGCTGCGTCGCAGCTGCGCTCACAGTGGATATTTAGACAGCCGATTCCAAAAACTGTCAACGTGACAATGCGGGTTCTTACGTACCACCCGACCGGCCGACTGTTGGACGCGTCAAATCTGTACCAAGGGCCTGAAGATATTCTCCAGACTTGCCGGCCAAAATGCCCAGATAACTGCAAAATGCACGCAGGGATATTGTCTGATGATTCTCAAGTCGAAAATCACAATGACAGCGAGAGGCTCGTGGATCGAAATCGCCCGCGAGTCGAAATCACACTCAAGCCCTGGAAGAAAAAACGATGAGCGAACAAGAAATCGACGCAAACGAAATCTGTTGCGGTCCAATCGATCCTGAGCGCGGCCAATGCCGATGGTGCTTGGCGCAGCATGAGCGCACGGTCCAAGTTGAAAAGGCTGATGGCTCGATGGCCGAACTGTACGAAACGAAGTGCTATCGACCATGGGACCGGCCCCATAAACGCGTCATCCCGATGTTTCGAACTGTCACGGTTACCGAGATGCGCGTTGTATGCTGGTTTTGCAAACGCGAAACGATTGCCAATGCGATTGCAAACCCTGACCTTGTGAGACCGGTCGAAGATGGGGCGACCGTCCGAGGCATCTGCCAAACATGCGGCGTTTTCCTCGACATTGAAAAGGCATCTGTGACTGCGATCGAGCATGGGCATCTCATCGCCAATCGGCACGTGCGCCGAGCGATGCGGAAGGGAGACTAGCTATGCATCAAAGCATCGAGAAACTGATGGTCTTTTTCGTCCCATCCGGTTGGAAAGACCAGGAGCTGAAACGACGCTTCCACGAACTCGCCGCTTACTTGGTCGAGAACTGCGAAGGCTCCGAGGTCACCGTAGGCTTGCGCAAGATGCTCGAGGCGCGCGACTGCTTCATCCGTGCCCGTTGGAATAAGCGGATTGACAATGGGGAAAATGAACGGCCATGAGACGCAGGAAATATATTCGTACCAAAAGGGTGCGAGTCCCGAAGCCAAAGCCGCTGCGCGAGGACATCGTGGTTATGATCTTGTCGATCGCCATATTTTATGTTGTCTTCTCGCTCTTCTGCTACGGATTGGTTAATCCCGAAAAAACCCAGATGCAGTTATTCATGCAAATTTGGAACGCCATCACGTGGAACTGGTAGCGAAAGGAGGCTCCATGAAACCATAGTACAGATCGGAACCTAACCTCGATGCTGACTGTCGCGTTTTTGCGCGGCAGTCAGTCAAAAAAGGGGAAATCACATGATTACAAAATCGCAGAAGGCATATTTCATTCTGGCACACAGCGCTTCTACCCATGGCTTGACAGCTGATTTTTGGGAGCAATTTGGTCGGTACAGTGACGATTTCGGGGTGAGCGCGAGTGAATTCGCAATTATCGCGGCAATGGAGCAAAAACAAATCGAGCGGTTATTGAACGCAATGCTTGGGGCGTTTTTCAATCCGAGATGCGACCAAAAGGACGGCCATCGCGAGGTTGAGTTTTTGCCTGAGATTCACTCATCGGTCTGCGCCTACTGTGGGTACAGATTTGAAACAGAGCTGAAGATGGGTGACCTAGCCTCTGAGCATAAGTTCCCAACGAAAAAAAAGAAGCGATGACTATGAACGATGTCCGAGCTGTTATTCTTGGGATTACTTTGGTCGCCATCGTGGGCGCAGTTAATGGCCAGTTGAGCCAATGCACCGACCAAAAGCCAGAAGTGCGGGTGGTCGATTTCGAAGTCGGAAGCGATCCCGTCTATTCGCATGTTTGCGAGTACTGGGGTGACCAGCTGATCAACTGCATGTGTATCGAAATCATCAAGACAGAAGAGGAAACAAATGGATCCCAACGGTAATTTCCACAGGTTGATTGAAGAAGAAGACGAGCCGGCTCTTCGTGAGCTGCTCAAAAAGACCAAAGCAAAAGAGTACACTGGTCAACACCCGCTCCACCCTGACCATCGGCGCATGGTGCTTGAAGTCAACCGGCGCCCGGTGCCCAAGGACTGGCCAATATTCAAGGTCGGCGAGGTCTACACAGTGGGCGACACCAAGCTCGAGGTTGTGTCAATTTCGCGCAAAGACCTTCACATGAAAACCGTTGATGGTGAGCCACTCGAGCGCGGTGACAACTGCATGCTTCAGAAGCGGATGTTTCGCGTGCGGTTCACGCGTTGGTGCAAAGGGCAACCACCATTGACCGTGCTGCGGCCGGTAGTTGGCAACACGGTGAGGTCATGACAGAGGCATTGACAGAATTTGGTAAAAGGGTCCGCGATCTCAAAGCTGAAGTGATGGATATTGTCGAACAAAAGGAACATATAAAACTCGCAATCAAGAGCATGCGCGAACAACCAGAAGTCGCAGAACAGGTCTTTGATGCGGGCGATAAACTTTGGGCGCTTGAAGTTTTGGAACGCGAAATCAAAACCGTTGAGACCCTCAAGGGCACGATCACTGATTCAGAGATCTACCATTGGCGCGAAAACGGTCATGAAGCAATAACCAAGCTGCTGCACGAGTACTTGCCCAAATATGCAACCCTTGGTGAACTCGATGGCGTGGCTGATCGAATTCATGCAGAAATCGGCGAATTTTATCGCACGAATGAGGGCGTGATCGCCAAGGGCCCCAATTACAAGGTGCGGTAGCTAATGACGAAATGTCGAACATGCGGAGCAGAAATCTTTTGGGCTGTAACTGCTAATGGTAGGCCTATACCGATCGACAAAGATCCCGTAGCGGACGGCAATTTGGAGGTTCTCGGCGACCCGCCGTCAGCAGTGCGCATAACGCCGCTTTACCCACCAGCCGAGCGGTATAAGTCACACTTTGCCACATGCCCACACGCAAAAGATCACAGACGTGAGCGACGATAATGGAAGTTCGAGCTGAACTACAGAGCATCGGTCAACAACTCACTGTCCTAAGCGACTACATCAAATCGATGGAGCGCATTCGGGACCAAAAGATCGAGGTTGAAATCAGGAAGCGGATTCAGGCTGAGGCAATTCGGGACGCAGTCCAGAAGCGAATCATGCCGTTGTCACGTGCCCTGCGGAAGGCTGTCGATTTATGCGACGACTATGGGCGCGCCTTGAGTCTCGCCGGCTATACGGACGACGCAAGGCGCATGGACGAAGCCCTTGAGGAAATCAAGGCGGTGCTTCGGAGGGACGGGTCATGATCGCGTATACCTGGCGCCTGGACGAGGAAACCGGCGAGTATCGAATATTCGAGAACGGGCGGATAATCGCCACAGCCTACCACATCAGGCGAGCAAGGGAGATTGCCTACAAGATGGAGCAACACGAGCGCGCAGATGAAATGTGGCAAAAACTAGCAAAACTTCGCCGCAATATCGAAGCGGCATTGAGGGAGTCATGAGCTGTCAAATCTGTGGGGGTGACAATTGTGGATCGTCAGCAGGTGGACCAACCATGTGCAATGACCATGTGGAGGATTTCCCTGGCGTTGAGTATTGCGATTGTTGCGGCAGGCCTGTCGCTGATTGCGGATGCAATGACCTCGGTGTTCCGTGTGGTTGCAAGGATCCAAAGTCATGTGAGGGCGATGAGGAGGGTGACAAAAAATGAATGCATCGGAAATAAACGAACTTGCGAAACGGATCGAACGACTCGACCAAACCCACGCTGAAGCAATCGAGCTGATGGACGACCACATCAAGGACCTCAGACGTTCGCAGCTGAGGGCGGTTGACGAACTCACCGATGCGAATCTGGCGTTGCTCGAGGCGAAGAATGCATTTGTCACAATTCGCCATCTGGCGGTCAATCAACAGGTCGATAAAATCGCCACTGAATGGCTCCAGAAGCACGCGAGGAGGGTGGGTGGATGAAGGCAACCGAAAAGGCTCGCGCAATACTGCAAGAGCGGGACAGGTGTATCGAGCTGTTTAATTGGTTCATCGACGTCGAGAGTCTCAGGATCGTCGATGGGCCCGCCATTGGCCAGATTGATGCTGCAATCGTTAGCGATATCGAGGCCGCCAGACAGTGCATAAACGATGTTGCGTCGTATGTCTGTGCCCGTTGTGGGCTCCTGGCGACAGGGATGGACATGGACGGTTACGCGCGATGCAGGTGCGACAAATGAGGCCGATACTTTTGCTGCTATTGTTGTCCTGCTCCGGCTGCGACCAGTATCCAGAGATGTGTGGCCGGGTGATTCAAATCGGCACGTGCGTGGGGAGTACATGCGCTGTCAGGGTGCGAATTGACGAGCAGACTCTTGCCGGGTTCACTGTCGGACCCGCATTGCCTGATTCGGTCGTGTGTGTTTCGTCCCGTTCAACATCCTACTACCCGCGACGCCATTATTGGATTCTGCAGCCATGAAGCCCGAGCAAAAACGAATCGGCAACGCGATGGTCTTGCTCGCCGCATCGTGCAAGGCGAGGCCGACGCAAAAGGAGACACAGGCCCGGCTAAATGACCTGTGCCGAAACATGAATGGGCTCGACGTTGATTTGATTGTCCAAGCTATCAACAGGCTCCGTGGGGCAGATACCTTGCCCACCGTGTGCCAGATTCAAACATCGTATGAAATCGTTACGAGGGTGAAGTGACTGAATTACTTGGCGAGGCTGAAGTGATGCCGAAAACATGGGTGGGCTATCTAAACTTTCTGCTTTTGCAGTGGCTCTTTGTTCGACTTGGACGAGTTTGTGTGGGTGATGAAGTTGTGGGCCACTACTGGCTCATCGGGATTGTCCCGTTAACTGGCTGGTGGAGTGGGTATCGATACATGCCTGGGTTCACCATTCGTGCGTATGTGACGAGGCGCACTAGATGAAAATCATCAATGGTAGAGCGGTGATGGGACCAGAGCTTAAGATCGGTGACATGGTCGAGGTACGGTTGATTAACCCACCGCCATCAGAGCCGCCACATAGGCTGATGAGTCTCTCCTGTAGCAATGCAGGAGAGCTCTGGTTTTTGAAAATCCTCCGGATATCCGTTTTTGGGATGACTCTTGGCGGATGGAGATCTCTGGAGGTCTGGGTGCCAGGTTCACTGATCAACAGCGCATTCATTTGTCCATACATTCCACAAGGAGGCGTTGAATGAAGACACACCAGTTAAAAAAACTTGAAGATTTACGGGCATCTCCGACGAATCCTCGCACTATATCTGAACAGGCCAAGAAGGGTCTGCGATATTCGCTTGACCAATTTGGCGACATATCTGGAATCGTCTGGAACGAACGCTCGGGCAATCTCGTCTGTGGGCACCAGCGGCTGAATGAGCTCAAGGAGCTGGGGGCCGAGCTGAAGTCGTACGGGGACCGGGACTTCGTGGAGCTGCCTGACGGTAGCCGCTTCGCCGTGCGCAAGGTGTCGTGGGACGAGGACAAGGAGGCGGCCGCCAACCTCGCCGCGAACAACGAGGAAATAGCTGGTAGATGGATTCCCGAAACAGCAGAGATTATCGCGAAAATACGCGACCGTAGCGACGATATGTATGAGGCAATGAACCTAAAGTTGCTCTATGACCGGGTGGCCGTATCCCAGGCAGACTGGTCCAAGGCATTCGATTCGGTTCCCTCGCGCGAGGTATCGGAGTTCGAGACGATGACTTTCTCACTTTCTGCCGCTGCGGCAGCGACTATACGGCGAGCGATAGAAAAGGCGAAAAAAAACCTAGATGGCGGCCATAACCTCAATGGACGTGCACTCTTGGTTATTGCGGAGAGTTTCAATGGGCCAAGCGAAGACGATTGTTCTGCGACCGATAACAAGGAGTGAGGCTGAGGCTGTAATCAAGCGTGAACACTATAGCGGTTCTGTCACGCGAAACAGTCAGCTGCATATCGGCGTTTTCTATGGTGGCCGACTTGAAGGCGCTATGCAATTCGGACCATCCCTTGATAAACGGAAAATTATCGGGCTTGTCTCTGGGACAAAATGGGATGGTTTCCTTGAGCTCAACAGATTGGCGTTTTCCGACGCGATGCCCAGGAATAGCGAGAGCAGGGCCTTGGCAATCGCGATGCGTATCTTGCGAAAAAATAGGCCTGATATTGAATGGATTATTTCGTTTGCCGACGCCACCCAATGCGGAGATGGTGCTATTTACCGCGCCTCGGGTTTCGTTCTGACTGGTATCAAAAAGTCCACCAATTTGGCACGGTTGAAAAATGGTGATATCATTCATAAAATGACCGTCGAGACTAGCCCTACATTGCGACGCGATCAACTTGACGGTAAATCGTATTACGATGTGACGGGTGGGCGCTTGAGTTGGAGGCGATTTGTTGAATTGGTTGGTGCAGAAATTCTAGAAGGATACCAGCTCAGGTACATCTACTTTTTGAACGAGCAAGCCAAAAAGCGATTGACTGTTGAACCAATACCGTTCGCACGAATTCGCGAAATCGGCGCGACAATGTATAAGGGCAAAGGCGCGCAGGAAGCACAACGGTTGTGCGGTTGCTGACCAGGCAACAGGTGGAGGTTCGAATCCTACCCCTGCGCTCCAACAAATGGAGAAGGTAAATCGTGCCACGCAGAAATAAAACATCGGTGAAAACCATCAAGGTTGCCGAAAGACGCGCCCAGGCCTTCGAGATGCGCAAGGCCGGAGCGAATCTCAAGACGATTGCGGCAGCGCTTGGTGTCTCAATTCCGGCCGTCCACAAGTATTTGACCACCGCAATAGCGCAGCTACACCAGAAGGCCGAAATCGATATTGAGCAATATCGCAAAACGGAACTCGAGCGGCTGGACGATATGACTCTGGGCATCTGGGACAAGGCAAGAACTGGTGGATTGCAGGCAATTGACCGAGTCCTCAAAATCCAAAGGCGACGAGCAAAACTGCTCGGCCTCGATGCACCCAGTCGAACTGACCTGACGAGTGATGGCAAGCCGTTGTTGCCGGCTGGTGCAATCGTGGTGACCGATGAGCAGCTCAAGAAACTACCCACAACAATCCTCGAACATCTCCGATCCACACTTGCTGCTGAGGAGAGCGCTAACGACGATTGATAGCCACCTGGCTACACGTCGCGCCGAGAAAGAGCGGGGGTCAGCAGCCGAAGCGGCCAGGGGGAGTCTGATCGAATTCACCAAGCTTGCGTGGCACGTTTTGGAGCCAAGCACACCCCTGGTGTGGAATTGGCATCTAGATGCTGTGTGCCTTCATCTCGAGGCAGTGTTCCTCGGCAAGTTTCGCCGGCTGTTGATCAACATACCGCCCGGCCACATGAAGTCGCTCATCGCGGCCGTGTTTTTCCCCTGTTGGGTTTGGCTGCATGACCCGACCTGGCGATTCCTGTTCTGTACCTACGCAGCGAGCCTCAGTATACGTGACTCGATCCGATGCCGTGACCTCCTCAAGAGCGGCTGGTATCGGCGCACCTTCAGGCCTCAGTGGTACCTGAAGAGCGACGCCAATCGAAAAGAGTTTTTCGAGAACACGGCCAGGGGCTTCCGGTTGGCGCTGTCGGTCGGTGGCGCCGGTGCTGGATTCCGTGGCGACTGCGTCGTCTTTGACGACCCGCTCAACGTCAACGAATTCCCGAGTGCGATCGAACTTCAGAAGGCAATCTCGTGGTGGGACAAGCGCATGAGTTCGCGACTCAACGACATGGCTACGGGTAGACGGATTGGCATCATGCAGCGGCTACATGAGAACGACCCCAGCGGCCATCTGATTCGGCGTGGCAATTACGTTCACCTGTGCCTGCCCACCGAGTTTGACCCTGACGACCGGTGCGTCACACCCATTTTCAAGGACCCTCGGGTTGAGCCGCAGGAGTTGCTCTTTCCCGAAAAGTTCCCGAAGTCGGTCATCGAGGAGGCCAAGGTCGACCTAGGCGAATATGCCTTCGCCGGCCAACACAACCAGAAGCCAGCGCCCCCGGGTGGCGGGATTTTCAAAAAGCACTGGTTCCGATTCTGGTATCGGCGCAGCGACAAGCGGCCAAACAAATACCAGACCAAGCTGCCCGATGGTTCGATCCATTTCCACGAGCAGCGGGAGCTGCCTACCCGCTTTGACGAGCTTTGGCAGAGTTGGGATATGGCTTTCAAAGGCACGACCCGTGCCGACCGAGTCGCGGGGCAGACCTGGGGCATCCAGCGAGCGAATCGCTTTTTGCTCCAGGCCGTTTGCCGGCGAATGGATTTCCTCGGGACCCTGGCGGCTGTCCGAGCGATGTCGGTGGATTTCCCATCGTGCAACGGCAAGCTCGTCGAGGACAAAGCCAACGGGCCAGCGGTGATGTCCGCGCTCGAGGACGATATAGGCGGTTTCATTCCGGTGGAGCCCCATGGCAGCAAAGAGGCTCGAGCCCATGCAGTGAGTCCGTTGATTCAGGCCGGGAATGTCTATTTGCCGCATCCTGACATATACCCGTGGGTGTTGGTTTTGATTCACATGGTAACGACGTTCCCAAATGCAGCAAACGACGACGAGGTTGACGCAATGACTCAACTTTTGAATCATCTCCGTGGAGGAGATGGCATGTCATTTTTGGAAGGTTTGGTCTCATGAGCCTGCGCGAATTTGTCACTGATGGTTTTGTCAATTTGCTGACGGGGCTCGGGGTGGTTGGCAAAGACCCTCGGCAAAGCGCCTATGGCAGTGGGCCAATGACGTGGTCCCGCGAGGAGATGGACAATCTCTATTCAGGCGACGACATGATTCGCCGGATTTGCGACTTGCCGGCCAAGACCATGACCAGGAAATGGCTTCAAATCCACGGAGTCGACGACCCGCAGGCAGCTGCCGATATCCTCGAAGCCGGTCGCAAATTGGGCATCAAGAAATCGGTCAAGCAGGCGATCACGTGGGCGAGGTTGCATGGCTCGGCGCTCGTCATCATGGTCATCAACGACGGTCGCCCCATGGACGAGCCAGTGAACGAGGAGCGAATCCAGGAAATCGAAGCCCTGGTCGTGCTCGACAGATGGGACCTCCAAATTGAGAGCGTCAATACGGAATTCGGCGCCAACTTCAACAAACCCGAAACCTACCAAATCTTGTTTTCGGCCGCGACCTCAATCACTGGGCTCGCCGGCCAGGAGGGCGCATCCGCGGCCATGCAGCTGCAAACCCAGCCCATTGTGCACGCGTCGAGGGTCCTGCGATTTGACGGAGTCGAGACGCCCAAGCAGCGCAAGCGCGACCTCCAGGGTTGGAACGATTCGGCCATCACGAGCGTCTATGATGTCGTGCGTGATTTCAGCATGGCGTATTCCGGGACAGCCATTTCGCTCGGCAACATGGGAACCATGCTCTACAAAATCAAAGAGCTGTCCAAGCGGCTGGCGGCCGACAAAGACAATCTGGTTTTGCAACGCCTGATGCTGATGAACCAGGCGAAATCCGCTGTGAACATGATTCCCCTCGATGCCGATGGCGAATCGGTGGAGCCAATGGGCAACCCGCTGTCCGGCGCCAAAGAGCTGCTCGAGCGTTGGGACGTTCGCCTCGCCGGCGCGCTCGGCTGGCCAGTCACGGTGCTCATGGGCCGATCGCCGGCCGGAATGAATGCCACCGGTGAGAATGACCTGGCCATCTTTTACGACACCATGGAAGGCGACCAGGATGACCTGACCGAGCCAGTGGAGAGGTTCTACCGCTACCTGCAAAAATCGAAACGCGGACCGACCAAGGGCAAGGAACTCGAGGGCTGGGCCGTCAAGTGGAATACCCTGTGGCAAGAATCGCAAGGCGAGCAGGCCAAAACGCGACTGGCGGTTGCCCAGGCCGATGCCCTGAATATTGACCGCGATGTCTATACCGCGGAGGAGGCCGCCAACAGCCATTATGCGGGCGACGAGTTCTCGGTTGACATCCAGCTAGATACCGAGGCGCGCGAAGCGGACAAGCTCAAGCCAGCCGAGGAAATCCCGGGCATGGAGCTGCGGCCAAATCCCGAGGAGGGGGAATCGGGGCCCGAGGAGAAGAATTCCGAGCCAGAGGAGAAATCCGAGGAAGGGGATAATCCTGGCGATGAACCCAAAAAGGACAATCCGGAACCAGACGAAGAAAAATAGATGGCTCGCCGACGTCGACAAGAGAACCTCGTAGTCAAGGCGGCAACCGCCGAGTTGCTACAGAGCCGCGGCAAGCTCAAGAAGCAAATCACGATGAAGCCGCCCCTCGCCCGCGAGCGGGAATACCGAATGGCGATCATCAAGATCATGCAGCGGGCAAGGGCCATCGCCAGGGCGTTGTTCATCGAGAAACTGCCGCAGATTCAAAAGACCGCCCTCGATAGCATCGTGGTTGACGGCTACGGTGATGACATCGAGAAAGCGATGCAGCAGGTTCGCCTCCGATTCACAACCGAGATTCCCGACGAGACCATCGAGGCTGTGGCCGCCAAGGCTGGGCGCCAGGTCGAGATGTTCAGCGCCACCCAGGTCAACCGGACATTCGAATCGGCCATTGGTGTCCCGGTCTCCTCGCTGTTCGCTGATGTCGACGATGCAATCGAGGCGTTCACCAAGGACAATGTGGCGCTCATTAAATCGTTGCCCGAGACCTATTTCAAAGAGATTGAGACCACAGCGTTACGCAACTTCCGTTCAGGTAAACGATTCTCTGAGTGGGCCCCGGAGCTACAGAAGCGCTTCGATATATCCAAGAATCGGGCGGCCCTCATCGCCCGCGACCAGACCAACAAATTCAACGGCGAGCTGAACAAGAAGCGGCAGACCGACCTCGGGGTTCGGACGTACATATGGCGGACCGTTGGCGACGAGCGGGTCAGGCCGACCCACGAAGCCATCGATGGTGACCCGTTCGCTTGGGAGGGCGAGCCTGCGCCGCCAGAGGGCCATCCTGGTGAACCGATCAATTGTCGGTGTAGCGCGGAACCAGATATCGAATCGGTGCTGACCAAAACGGAACGCCGCAACTTGTAGTCTCCATTCATTGAACTTTTTCCAACAGATGGATACAATCTGGCGAATATGGCCATCAGATTCGACCGAATTGGACATCTCAAGAAACCCGAGCGCACTGCCGCAGGCTTTTTGCGCAGTGATGCATTTGTAACCAGGATCGGAGTATTTCGATATCTCAACGCCGATGGCTCCATTCGGCGGGAACTCCGCTTGCCCGAGGAGGTGTTTTCGCCGGAGTCATTGGCGACCCTCGACCTGGTGCCTGTCACAAGAGAGCACCCTCCGACATTGGTCACGGATGACAACGCACGCGATTATCAGGTCGGGACCACCGGCCAGGGTGCGGAGCAGAATGACCGTTTCGTCAAAACCACAGTCCAAATCACTGACCGGGAAACAATCAACGACGTCGACAGCAACAAGCGACGCGACCTGTCGTGCGGTTATACATGCGACAAGGAAATGACCCCTGGTGTCACAAAAGGGATCCAGGGCGTCCGAGATGGTGTGAAATACGATTTGATTCAGCGCAACATCCGCTACAACCACGTGGCCACAACCACGCATGGCCGCGCTGGGCCTGAGGTTGCTATTCCGCGATTCGACTCAATGGACGATGACATCGCGTTTATGGTAACCGACAGCGTTGACGATAAACGCAAAAGCAAACCCACAACCGGAGCATCTAAGATGGAGACCATCCGCATCGACGGCGTCGATCATGAAGTTAGCAAGCAAACCGCTCAGGCGTTCGCGAAGTACGTCGCTGATGGGCGCACCGAAAAGGAGTCCTTGCAAAAGGCTCTCGACAAGGAGAAGGCGCGGGCGGATGCAGCCGAGGACGCCCTCAAGGCCGAGAAGAAAAAGGTCGAGGACACCGAGGCCAAACTCAAAGAGGCAACCGATCCGAAAGCGGTTCAGGATGCGGTTGAGGCGCGGGTCAAATTGGTCAGCGACGCCATGACCGTCCTACGGGCCCACGAGGCCGACAAGGACAAGGATGGCAAGGAGATCAATATTGCCGTCATGACCGATTCCGAGATTCGATTGACGGCCATCAAGGGCGCCTGCAGTGAATTCAACGCTGATGGCCACAGCGACGAATATCTCAAGTGCCGCTTTGACCTCGCGGTTGAGGCAGCTCAAGACAAATCCGCGGCAAATCAGGATGCCGAGGGCAAGGCACGTCAGAGTCGCCACGACGTCCAGCGGGCAGCTGCCGCTGGCGCCGAGAAAGAGATGAACGCCGATGCCGCTCGTCAAAAGAGAATGGACGAGGACGAGGCAGCCTGGCAGAAGCCGCTGACCATCGGCGAGTCCCGAGCGTAGTAAACCTCAAACCCGCAACAACCCAGTTCGAATTCTTAGCTAGGAGCAATCAAGATGTCCCAAACCAGTTATGATCAAGCGGCAGCGGCGTTTGCTGGTCTACTCGCCGACGCAGCGCCCCACGTTATCCAGAGCCTCGCCAACGAGGAGACGGTCAACGTCCCATTTGGTGTCGTGGTTGCCAAGGGCACGGCTGACAATCAGTTTTTGTTGCCCACGGCGGCCGATGACGAGATCGAGGGCATCACCGTCCACAGCCACGCGATGGACAATCGCGGCATCACCACCGACCAGGACATCCCGACCCTCAAGATGGCCTCGGTCTTGCGCTGGGGCGATGTCTACTGCGTGCCTGAGCTCGCGGTGAGCAAGGGCGACAAGGTTTTTTATCGGATCGCCAACGGCGTAGCCGATGCCACCGAGACCCAAAAGGGGTCATTGACCAACATCGATGACAGCGGGACCTGCGTCCTGTTGCCCGGCGCCAGGTGGGCCAAGGATGGCGCCAAGGATGTGGCGACCAAGGTCGAGCTTCGTGGCCTCCCGCAGGCTGGCGCTTTGTCGGCATTCCAGGTTAGCCATATCCAGGTCACCGCAGACACGACGCAGTACTTTTTCGAAACGCCTGCCGAGCATGGCCTCATCGTGACTGAGGTTGTGTATTACAACGCCACCGGTCTGGCCGAAGATGCCGCGAATTTTTTCGATATCCAAATCAAGCACGGCACAACCGTCGTTGCGAATTGGAGCACCGAGACTGGCCAGGAGGGCACCATCGCGGCTGACACTCCGGTGAGGCTGACCAACGGGTCCAACCTCGTCATCCCGCCCGACACTCGGGTCAATCTGGTCCTCGATGAGACCAACACCGCAACATTGCCGGCCGGCGAGGTCGTGCTTTATGGCAAGCTAGTCTAACCAACCAACAAGCGATTAAAAAAAGGACGGCCGAGCCCTGAGGCGAAGGCAACCCAAGGAGCAACCCATGGAACCCCAAGAAGTCGCAAGATTCATTCGGCAGGCGATCAACTGCGACGCCACCGAGTCGCTCTTCTTCGCCCGGGAACTCGAGAAGATCAAGGCGAAGACTTACGACACAAAATATCCACGCCTCTTGTCTCGGCAGGTCATCCCTGTGTCGTTTGAGGCTGGGCCTGGTGCCGAGTCCATCACGTACTACCAGTACACCGATGTTGGGATCGCCATCATCGTCGCTAACTACGGTGATGACCTGCCGCGGTCCGATGCCTTTGGCAAAAAGTTCACCTCCCCAGTGGAGTCGGTCGCTGGCTCATGGGGAATGAACATCCAAGAGATGCGCGCGAGTGACAAGGCGCAGCGCAAAGTCGCCCAGCGCAAGAGCAACTCCGCTCGTCGGGCTTGGGAGACCAAGGTCGACCTCATTGGTTTTTCGGGGGATACCGTAACCGGGCTGGGCGGATTCGCGAACAACGCCAATGTCCCGGTGACCACCTTGACCGCGGGTGCTGGTGGCGATGAGGAGTGGCGCCTCAAGACTCCAGACGAAATCATTGACGACCTGAGCGCTGCCTACCAAGCGACGCACCTTGCGACCAATGATGTCGAGAGTCAGGATACGTTGTTGCTGCCGAGTCGGGCCTACACCCATATCTCGACGAAACCGCGCAGCAGCACGAGCGACACAACGATCCTGCAGTTCATCCTGAAGCAATTCCCCGATTTGAAGTCGGTCGCGCCATGGTGGAAGCTCAACACGGCTGGGGCCGGTGGCGTTGGTCGCGGAATCTTGTACACACGGAATCCAGAGAGTGTGTCGTTCGAGATCCCGCAGGACTACGAGCAACTGCCTGTCCAAGCTCGCAACCTCGAGCTGATCACTCCAACCCATGGCCGATGTGGTGGGGTTATCTGGTACTACCCACTCTCGGCTCGGTACATCGACAAGATTGACTGACCGCTTGGCGGTTATTGCCGCTGGTGGTGGCCGGGTCGTAGCCACAGGGCCCGTGGTTACGGCCCTTCCACAAATTTAGGGCCCGAGGAGCCACCACATGGAAACCGAAAAAATTCTTGTCAAAAACAACAAGCCTCACATCAAGGACTGGCCGCATCCAGATCCCAAAACCGATGCGCTCACCTTGATGCCTGGCCTCAATGAAATCCCTCGGGAGATGATCGATTGGATCGAAAAGACTTCGCCCAAGGACGCGAGCTGGTGGCTCGCGCTCGACACTGGCGAAATCGAATACGTCGAGTATCAAACCGAGGAGGGCGGGAAATCTACTGGCGGATTCGACGACCTGACCAATCTCAAAACGGATGATGCGATCGAGATGGTCCGTGGCACACACAACATGGACGTCCTGCGAGCCTGGCAAGCGCAAGAATCGCGGAAGGGCGTGAGCAAGGCGATTCTTGATAAGATTGCCAAAATGACTCCACCACCGAAAGTCAAAAGCTAAAAGAGGGGCGAATGTCGGCAACGCGAGGAGACCTCAGGGCTCGGTGTACCGAGTTTACCGCGACAGCTGACGCGACGGTTGACCTCGCGTTGTCCGACGCCCTGGATCAAATCAACACGACCAACTGGGGGGAGACCAAAGCATTTCTTGGCCAAATCTATCTGGCCGCTCACCTGCTCAAGTTTTGGGCTGACGCAGCGAACAATAGCGGCAGCGTGCCAGCCGGGCCGGTCGTCATGCAAAAGGATGGTGACCTGCAGGTTGCCTACAGCGCTGGTGCAGCCGGGTCGCTACCCTATTCGGACCAAGCGCTGGCGTCGACCCTTTGGGGCCGGATGTATTTGGACCTCCGCTCGCAGGTCTTCAGCGTGCGGACCACGGCAACGAGTACATCGTCATGAGTAGTTTTGGTGGAGTCGAGGAGCACGATAAGGGATGGAATGACATCCTTCTCGACCTGAAGAAAATCGCTAAGGGCGAAATCGTTGTTGATATCGGTGTTCTCGGCGAGCAAGCACCCGAAGACCACGGCGGCCCCACCAATGTGCAGATTGCGACGTGGCATGAGTTCGGAACGAAGTACATCGACGAGCGCTCGTTTTTGCGATCGACCAAGGCGAAAAAGCGAAGGACATACGAGGGCATGCTTGCGAAGGGCGCGAAGGCCATTTACGAGCGCAAGGACACCCCGATCAAGGTCCTCGACAAGGTCGGACTCAAGGCGGCCAACGACGTCAAGGCCACCATCCGCAAGGGTATTCCGCCACCGTTGGCTGACGCTACGATCGCCCGCAAGGGTAGCAGCAAGCAGCTGATCGACACTGGGCAGCTCATTAATTCGATCACTTGGGTAGTGCGCAAGGCGAGCGAGGGTAAGTGATGTTCGCGGCCACCATCGCCATATTCAACGTGCCTGGCGGGATAACCATCCGTCGAGGGTCGGCCGGTAGCGATATTGAGGGACGTTACACACCTGGCGCGACCAACGACATCACAGGCGTGGTGGCCAGCGTCCAGCCAATCACTGGAGATGAGGCCGAGACACTTCCCGAAGGGCTTCGGAGTAGGCGGCCGGCAAAACTGTACACAGAGACTGAACTGCTGCAAAAAAACACATCAACCGGGACACCAGCAGATTTGATCCTCTGGGATGGCGAAACCTGGGAAGTCGTTTCCGTTGAAAAACATACCTGGGGCACGTACTACAAAGCGATGATTGCGAGGATTGGTCAGGGCTGATGGCGCTCCAGACTCCCATAGATTGGTCAACAATCGAAAGCGCCATCTACAATTGGATGTTTGCGGCGACCGGAATCACGGTCAACTGGGTCACTCAAGATCGCCCGGAGCCGCCATATCCGTACATCACACTCAAACGGTCAGATAGCGGTTTCGGCCTCGGTGCTCCTCGAGGAGAAAAAATCGAGAACACGGAACTCGGAAATCCGGCCGGCGAAGAAATCGAGCAAACGGTTGTCAGGGATGTCGAATTTTTTCTGTCTTGCCAATGCAGGACATCTGACGATGCCCCAGGATCTGATTCAAACTCGTACCTTGAGAGTGCCAAGTACCAGCTCACGCTGCCATCCGTGCGGGAGGCCTTGCGTGGCGCTGGGGCAATCCTTGTCGAGTCGGAACCCGTCCTGGATCTTGATGAAGTGCTCGGCGAGGAGTGGACGAGCGGTGCGTCTATGGATGTACGGTTTAGGACACTCGCAACGGTAACGGAAAAGACTGGCTACATCGCCAAGGTCGGAGTGGAGGGCACGTTCACCAACGTTGCCGGAGCCACTGTGGTCAACTACACTGAGGACATCCCAGAATAAGGGATTGAGGAGAAGCCATGTCACTCGACACGCTGGTCAATGTCACGATCACCAAGCAGAGCTCGGCGCTCAGTAGGACCGGTTTTGGCACGGCCCTCATTCTTGGTTACCACGACAACTTTGCTCCGCTGACCAAGCTGTATTCAGGCTCCACGGGTCTGACCGATTTGGTTACGGACGGATTTGCTACGACCGATCCGGTCTACAAGGCGGCCCAGGCGCTGCTGTCACAAAACCCCCAAGTGGCAACGTTCAAGGTCGGGAAGCGCGCGCTACCGTTCACGCAAATCTGGGACATCATCGTCAAAACCGCGGCGAACAGCGTCAGATACGCGGTAACGATCAACGGCACTGCTGCCGAGTTCACCTCGGACGCCACGGCGACCAAGGACGAAATCACGGCTGGCCTCAAATCGGCAATCGATTTGCTTGGGCTCTCGATCACTGTCGTTGACGACCTCACTGACACGCTGACGCTCACTGCGGACAATGCTGGCGATTATTTCACTGTCGAAGTCACCGATGAGGTTGACGGTCGCCACATGTGGATCGAGAACAAGACCGCTGACCCGGGAATCGCCACCGACCTTGCCGCCGTATCCGCTTTTGACGATGACTGGTACGGCCTGCTGCTCGACAGCAACAGCCCAGCCGAGGTCCTGGCCGCTGCGGCTTGGGTCGAGACCAAGGTCAAATTGTTCGGCGCGACGGTGAGCGATACCGAGATTCTGGATTCGGTCACGACCACGGATGTCATGTCGGTAGCCGCAAGCTCGGCATACGCGCGGACCTATCTCTCGTACCACGATAGCGAGGGGTCGTTTTTGGCGGCCGGCCAGATGGGCGAGTCGTTCCCATACGATCCTGGCTCGAGAACTTGGGCCTACAAGGAAATCAGCGGAGTCACCACGAGCACGCTGACCACTGCCGAGCGCGCCCAAATCACGGCCAAAAAAGGCAACTACTACGTCGCTCAATCCGGCAAGAATGTCATCATCAACGGTTGGACGTCGGCCGGCGAGTTCATCGATGTGACTCGGGGCCTCGATTGGTTGCGTGTGCGCATCCAAGAGGACGTCTTCGGGGCGTTGGCAGAAGCCGAGAAAATCCCCTACACGGATGAGGGGGCAGCCATCATCGATGGCAAAATCCTCGCGCGCCTGCGGATTGCCATTGGCCAGGGCGTCCTTGCTCAAAGCCCAGCGCCCTACACCACGATCCCAAAGGTTGCTGACCAACTGGTTGCCGATCGTGATGCTCGCTACTTCCCGGGAATCAAATTCAACGGGCGGTTGGCTGGCGCAATCCACACTCTAGACATTGACGGTTTCGTAACCGCTTAACCGCTAGGAGAAGCAAGTGGCGTACAAAGAGCGAACAAGTACTTACGATCCCGCCCTGGTGGTCGTGACTTGGGGGGAACTCCGATTGGAGGGTTTTACCGATGGCACTGCCATCAAGGTCGAGCGGGCAGAGGACCGTTATTCGACAAAAGTTGGGCTCGATGGCGAGGGGGCCAGGACCCGCAACAACAACCGGTCTGGCACAGTTGAAGTCACTCTGCTCCAAACCTCCCTGACCAATGGCGAGCTGTCTACCAAGGCGCAGCTTGACGATGACTCGGCGATCCCGCTGCCCCCTCAGCCCCTAACCGTCAAAGACCTCAACGGCTTCAGCCTCCACCATGCCGCTAATGCGTGGATCCAGAAGACACCCGCATCGGAGTATGCAAAAGAGGCTGGCGATCGGACGTGGGTCTTCGGAACCGCCAGCTTGCGCAACTACGACGGTGGCAACCTGTAGCCTCACACTTTCCACGGGCAAATAAATGGCAAGACATTCCGAAACATCTCCCCCAATCGGGGGCTACACTTACCGGGTCACTCAGCTCGGCGTTACGCCTGGGCTCGAGATCATGGCCGAGCTGGCTAAGATGCTGTTGCCAGGCATGGGTGGTTTCGCCTCGGGCGGCATTGGTTCAATCCTGAAATCCGACGTAGGGGGCGAGCAGTTCGCCACTGCGGCGACCAAGCTGGCCATGGCCATCGACTCCGCAAAGGTCCAGAAGATTGTCAAAACGCTGGCCAAGATGACTTCGATTTTTGGCGAGGGCTTTGGCGATGCTGGGGCGCCCCTTGATGTCCATCTCGAGGATCATTTCGCCGGCCGCTATGGCGAACTGGTGGCCTGGCTGGCATTCGCCCTGAGGGTCAACTACGGAAATTTCTTCGAAGGGCTAAAGAACAGCGGCCTTCTGCAGCCCGATACCGAGGACGAAAAGGAACCATAGAAGTCCCGTCAGGGCTCAATTGGAGAATCTGGGAACTCGTCGTCAACAGGGTCGCAACGTTACAGGAGATTGAAACACACTGGAGTATATACGATCTTGACGATGCCAGCCGTGCCTACCACGCACAGATGGCTGCCAACGCGGAGGCAATGAAGCAACAATGATCGTCAAAGAACTTTTCGCCAGGCTCGGATTCAAGGTCGACGATGCCTCCGCCAAAAAAGCCGATGACACTGTCAACAAGGTCAAGGCTGCTGCCAAAGCCCTAGCCGGATTCCTTGCCAGCGCAGCCGTCGCAAAGGGATTCATCAACATCGCGACCTCAGCTGCCCAAGCTGGGGACGAAATCGCCAAGACGTCCAAGCAGCTCGGCATCAATGCCCAGGCGCTTCAAGAGCTGCGCCATGCCGCTGACCTCGCTGGCGTTGATGGGGCGGCATTCTCCCAAGGCCTCGGTGTCCTACAAAAGAACGCCCGCGATGCGTCCATGGGATCCAAGACCATGGCCGAGGCCTTCAAGACCGTTGGCGTCAACGTCAAAAACGCTGACGGCACCCTGAAGAGCGCCGAAGTTCTGATCGGCGAGATCTCTGATGGCATGTCGATGATGACTGACAGCACCGAGCGTACTGGCGTAGCGCTCACGCTGATGGGGCGCACAGGCAAGCGGCTGATTCCATTCCTGGAGCAGGGTTCCGCGGCCATCAACGAGCAACGCAAGGAGGCGATTGCCCTCGGTGGAGTCATGTCCGAGGAGCTGCTGGCCCAAAGCGAAGCGATGATTGATTCGCAAGCTCGATGGGGCCGGGCCGTTGATGGCGTGCGGAATGTCATCGCATCATTCTTGCTGCCCACATTGACCAAGTTTCTCAATGTGATGGCGCCAGTGATCGCCACCGTGGGTCGGTTCCTGCGCGAGAGCAAAATCATTCCGCTCATCATTGGTGCGATCGGGACTGCCGCAGCAGTCACAGCGCTGATTTTGATCAGCAAGTTGGTCGCTGCATTGGGCGCCGTGGCTACCGCAACGATTGCCGCCAAGGGTGCCGCGGCAGGATTCAACCTCCAACTCCTGCTCGTGCAAGCAAAGGCCATCTTGCTCGGTGGTTTGTTCATCGCCCTGATTGGGTTGATTGCCCTGCTCGCCGACGAGATTGCCACGGCGCTCACCGGTGGCGAGACACTAGGCAAAAAGATATCCGAGGCAATTTCGGACATCACCGATAAATTCCTCACGTTCGAAACCGATAACCCGTTCATCCGCTTCCTGCAAAGGGCGCTCGAGGGAACCATACTCCTCAAGAATGCCATTTTTGCTGTCGGCATGGCTGCCACCGGTGATCTGTCAGGACTTAAGACAGTGGGCGAGGACGCCCTCGAGTTCCTGGGGCTCGGCGTTGCCACGAGGCCAGGTGGAGTGACCGAAACCGTGACAACGACGAGCGCAGTCGGTGGCACGAGCAACAAATCAGTCAACGTGAGCGAAATCACGGTAAATGCTGCGGCCGGGCAAGACGAGGTCGGCATCGCTGAATCAATCAAGAACACGCTCCTCGGGTTTTTTGACGATCGGGACGCAGAGGACGAACAGATTCTGATACCGTCGCAAGCAGGAGTTGTACGGTAAATGTCTAGCCTCGTTTCACCAGTCTATGGCGAGATTCGGACCCAGATCGGCCAAGGCTCGAGCGCCGTGCAGATTGATGTCCTCGAGAGTGACACTTTCACCAGGACCAAAAAGGCAACAGAGCATCCGGTAGAAGATGGGAGCCAGGTCAGTGACAATCTGCAGGACCAACCCGATACACTCCAGCTGACCGCGTTCTTTGCCCAATCGCTCGCCAATGCCGACGATCAAAACGCAGCGGCCGAGACCAGAGCCGAGGACCTCTTTGATGCACTGCTGACGTTGCAGGGTATCGGTGAGCCTCTGTCCGTGTTCACCTCTCGTCGCGAATACACCAACATGGTGATCGAGCGTATCGGCCGGCCGCGGACCAGGGCCGATGGTGATGGCGTTACGGTCACCATCGATTTCAAACAGATCAAAATCGCAACGTCCCAAGTCGTGGCAGCGCCACCAACCCGCCAGCGCAAGAATCCGAAGCGGGACCAAGGCAAACGTCCGAAGAAGGCCGCCAATGACGCCCAAAAGGAATCGAGCAGCGTCCTTTTGAACCTATGGAACAATTGACCCATGGCCGATTTCATTATCCCAACGCGCCAGGATTCGGAGGACTACGAGATCGAGGTCGAGCTGTCGGGCGTTTCATTTTTTCTACGTTTCACGTGGAACTATCGGTCTGAATATTGGTACCTGACCATCTCCGATGCCGACCGCATCGTTGTCGCCGGCAATCTAAAAGTCGTCGTTGGGATGCCCCTCCTGCGCACAGTCCCTGGCACCGACAAACCGGCTGGCGAGTTGATTGCCGTTGATACGACGAACGCTGGCCTGGAGGCTGGGCTAGAGGACCTCGGTGACCGTGTTTTGCTGTTTTACGATGGGACGTAGCAATGGGAATCAATCTCTTTGGGCGCCGCGCCGTGCTCACCGTGGGCACGACCCAGATAGATGGGCTCCGCGTCGTTTTCAAAATCAACCAAAGCGATAAGCCCGAGCCGAATGGCTCTGAGATATCGGTCTACAATCTGTCCGAGACCACCCGGGGGAAAATTCAAGACCAAACGCTTCCGGTGATCCTCGAGGCAGGCTACGAGGACAACATCGCGCAGATTTTCTCTGGTGACATCCGCAAGGACGGAGTTTCCTCGGCCAGGTCCGGGCCGGATTGGATCACGACCTTCAAATCGCTAGATGGGGGCCAGGCGTTTATCGAATCGCGAATTCAGGAATCGTTCAAGGCTGGCACCAAGCTAGGCCCGGTGCTCAAGAAGCTAGCCAAATCCGCTGGCGTCGGCATTGGCAATGCACTCACGAAGCTTGCGGCAGGTGATCCAACTGGGGCGCTCACCGAATTCACCGAGGGTGTTACTCTGTCCGGTCGCAACTCGAGGGAGATGGAGCGGCTGTTCCGCTCGGTTGGCTACGATTATTCGGTTCAGGATGGCCAGCTGCAGGTCACAAACATTGGCCAAGCAACCGACCAAACCGCGGTTTTGTTGAGCGCCGCAACTGGCCTCATCGGCTCGCCAGAGCCAGGCGCCAAGGGGCTCACCAAGATTCGGAGCCTTCTCCAGCCGATAATCAGGCCTCGCCGCAAGTTGCAATTGAGCACGGTCGAACTTCAGGGATTTTACGTTGCACGTCGGGTACTGCATACTGGCGATACCCACGGCCAATCGTGGTATTCGGAGATTGAGGCGACGCAAATATGACCAGACGAGCAGAGCTAATACGGGCGGCAATCGAATCGGCAACAGCCGAGCTGCGCGTGTCGTTGCCTGGCGTTGTCGAAAAGGTTGATATCGAGGCACAGACAGCTGATGTTCGGCCGTTGATTTTGAATCGATTCGTTGACGACTCCGGCGCGGCCTCGCCTGAGGAATTGCCAGTTCTGCCAACCGTTCCAATTGCGTGGCCGCGCTCCGGTGGTTTCTTCGTCCACATGCCAATTGAGCGCGGAGATACTGGACTGCTCGTATTCACCGATTTCCCGATCGATCAATGGCGCGCCAAGGGAGGCAATAAACCGGTCGACCCGCTAGACCTGCGGACCCATTCGCTGACCTCACCGGTCTTCTATCCTGGCCTCCACGATTCGAAGAATCCGATTGGGGCCGTGAACTCGACCGATATGATCCTGGGCAAGGACGGTGGGTCAGTCATCCACATCAAGCCAAACGGGGAGATTCATGCCGGGTCCGAGAATGCCGCAGACTTCGTTGCGCTCGCCCAAAAGGTGTTGACTGAGTTGACTGCACTTCGCGACAGTTTCAACAATGCCGTCATAGTATTCAATACCCACGGGCATCCGAGTTTTGGTAGTCCGCCAACGCCTCCCCTGCAAGTACCTCCCGCCGCGGTAAATTCGATGGCAGCAAGCAAGCTCAAGGCGGATTGACATGGACCTCGCGCTCGACGAAATCACGCATGACCTTCAGATTGTCGATGGCGATTTGGTCATCTACACAGGCCTCGATGCGACGGCCCAGCGTCTCAAAATCAAACTGCGGTTTTTCCTCGGAGAATGGTTCCTGAATGAAAGCGTCGGGATCCCTTACTGGGAGAGTATCTTCGTCAAAAACCCAAATCTTGCCGTGGTCAGGTCGATATTTCGCAAGGCCATCCTGAGCGACAAAGCAGTAACAAGCCTCAATCAATTCGATTTCACGCTGTCCGAAAATAGGGCAGCCAGATTGACATTCAAGGCGGATACCACTGATGGGCCGCTCGTATTTGACGAGGAGTTCATAATCTAATGGCTTTCGGTGTCACATCAGAAGGGTTCGTCAAGAAAACGCTCGAGGATATCAAAGGTGAACTCGAGGCCTCGCTACGGGCAAAACTTGGCGATGGTATCAACCTGCTTTCGGATGCGGTTTTTGGTCAGATCGTCGGCATAATCGCGGAACGCGAATCAGAGATTTGGGACCTGGCTGCGGAGGTCTATGCATCCCAGTATCCGAGCGCCAGCGGCCAGAGCCTCGACAACGTAGGGTCGCTCACCGGCATCATCAGGCTCGAGGCGACTGGTACAATCGTTGACGTCCAGCTGACTGGTACGCCAACGACAGTGGTAACCGCGGGTAAGGTGGTTTCCAATGACCAGGGTATCCGCTTTGCTCTTGATGCAGATGTTACGATTGCCGCTGCAGTTGCGTGGGCCGCAACGACCTCCTACAACGTCGGCGATCTGGTAACCAACGATTCGAATATCTATGTGTGTACCACCGCGGGCACTTCGGCGGGAGCTGGTGGTCCGACTGGTACGGGTGACGCGATCGCGGACAACACCGTCGTTTGGAATTTCGTTGGCGATGGCACCGGGACGGTGTCGGGCGATTTCACGGCAGAGGAGACCGGACCGCTCGCTTGTCCCACGGGAAGCATCGATACCGAGGACAGCAAGGGCGCCATCGAGACGCCCGTCTCCGGTTGGAACGATGCGCGCAACCTCGAAGATGGTACGCCAGGGCGTGACCTTGAGACTGACGAGGAATTCAGGATTCGGCGCGAGGCGCTGCTTTCGTCCACAGGCAATGCCACGCTTGATGCCCTGATTGACAACATTGCCGAGGTTGATGATGTGACCCAGTCAATCGCGTTCGAGAATACGACCGACGCAACTGACATCTATGGTCTGCCGCCCCATTCGTTCCAATGCGTTGTCCAAGGCGGAGACGATCAAGACATCTGGGACACCATCTGGGAGACGAAAGCGGCTGGTATCGAATCCTACGGCTCTGAGAGCGGCATCGCGATCGACTCAATCGGCAACCCGCACACGGTCAAATTTGATCGGCCAAGCGAACAAACGATTCATGTCATCGTTGAGCTGACCAAAAATGACGACTACCCAACGAACGGCGATGACCAGGTGAAGGCGGCCATCGTGGCCTTCGGCAATGCTCTGCTGATCGGTGATGACGTCATCACGAGCCAGCTCTATGACCCGGTTTTCTCGGTATCTGGTGTTGTCGATGTGACCAAGATTTGGATCGGCCTGGTAGACCCGCCAACGGGGGCGGCGAACATTTCTATTGACCGTGACGAGCTTGCTGATTTCGACACCGCCAATATCGATGTCACGTCTACCTGAGGTTGACCGATGACGCTCGCCTACAAGACAACCCACGACACCGAGGCGCTTGCGCGCCTCATCGAGCAGTTCAAGGAGCTGCCCAATATCGCCGCGTTGATCAACGCGTATACCGAGCAAACCCAAGACGACGAGGACGTTTTTTGGGATTTGCTGCTCGAGCGCGCCTTGTCTACCGCGATTGGCGCGCAACTCGATGGCCTTGGCGAAATCGTCGGCGAGGAGCGGCTAGGGCGGAGCGATGACGACTATCGCCTCGCCATCACTGCGCGAATCAAGCGCAACGTGATGTCTGGAACGGGTGACGAAATCCTCGAGATTCTTGCCCTGCTGACAGATAACGTTTTCACACTCGAGGAGTTTTTCCCGGCTGGTCTGAAAATTGTCATCTACGATGCATTGTCTGAGGACCCTGAGCAGATTGCCCGCAACCTCTCGAAGGCTGCAGGTGTCCGCGCTTCGCTTGAATACAGTCTGTACGATGATGACGAGACGTTTACCTTTGCCGATGCTGATGTCGATCAATTCAGTGTCGAGCAGGGATTCGCTGGTGTGCCTGAGTCGCTTGTTGCCGTTGGCAGTCAAGATGCTACTGACGCCCATGTCGTTAGCAGCAACGATGGCTCATCTTGGAACGAGCGAACCAACCCCAAGGCGGTTGCGCTTTATGACGTGGCCTATTCGGAGGAACGTGGGCAGTATCTTGCGGTTGGTGGTCCTGACGGTGCAGATAGCTACATCCTATCGAGCTTCAATGGACTCGACTGGGACGAGCAATCCAATCCAGTCAATACCTCGCTCAATGGCGCCGCCTGGTCTCCAGAACTATTGCTCTGGTGCGTAGTCGGCAACAATGGCACCATCATTACGAGCCCAGATGGGTTGAGCTGGACGCAAAGAACCAGCCCAAAAGCCGTAAATCTCAACGATATAACTTGGGCCGATTCGCTAGGTCTATATATCGCCGTTGGCGATGCAGATGGCAGTGACGCACTGATCATCACGAGCCCAAATGGTGAAGACTGGTCGGAGCAAACCAATCCGAAAAATGTCAATCTCAATGGTATCGCATGGAGTAGTAGCCTATCTCTGCTGATCGCGGTTGGTGACGATGATGGCGGTGGAGATTCCTACATGCTAAGCAGCGCGAATGCCATCAATTGGAGCGAGCGTAGCAATCCGACGAATGATGGTCTTTTGGGCATAGATTGGTCCGAGTCTGTCGGGCGATTCTGCGCGGTCGGAGACAAGGGCACGTCTTACGCGTACATCATCACCAGCTCGAGCGGATTTTTTTGGACCCAAAGAAGCAACCCAAAAAATCGATTCCTTTCGAATGTCGTTTGGTCTGATGAGTTGACCCTATTCTGTGCAGCCGGCGAAAACGATGGGGCTAGCGCCTATGTTGTCACGAGTCCAACCGGTACAACCTGGACTTTACAGACGACTCCAAACAATCCTTCCCTCCGTGGCGTAGCAGCGTCCAATGGTCAGTTCGCAGGGGGCTATTGGGCTGACGCAATCTTGATTAGGTAGGAACACCATGGCCGAACAACCAACGAAACTACCCCAGTGGGCAACAAACGTTGATACGACAGTCGAACCTGCGCCTGGCGAAAAGGCCGCCGGCTACGCCGTCGCGACCAGGCCGGCAGCCCGCAAGCTCAACTGGTTGCTCAACAACATCTACACCTGGATGCAATATCTCCAGACTCCCGTTGGGACGGGCGCCGGAGCGGGTATCGATGCAACCGGTGGCGCAACGAATGGCACAGGTCTCAAGGGCACCGGTGGCGCAACGAATGGCAAGGGTGTCGAGGGATTTGGCGAGGGCACTGGTACGGGAGTCAAGGGTGTCGGAGATAGCGCGGCCAACGCAATAGGTGTTGAGGGAGAGGGTGGCGGGAGTGAACCTGGCGTCAAGGGTACTGGTGGCGGTAGCAACGGGGCTGGTGTTGTCGGTCTTGGCGACGGTATCGGCGATGGGGTCAGCGGCACTGGCGGCTCGTCCAATGGGATCGGTGTCAAAGGCACTGGCGGAGCCTCTAACGGAATCGGTGTCCAGGGCACCGGAGATGGCACTGGCGCTGGGGTTAGCGGCCTAAGCTTTGAAGATGGTTACGGGGTCATGGCATTTGGTAAAGCAGCCAGCCCGGTGAGGACCAGTCTTTATGTACATCCGCAGAACAGTGACGCCAGTTCGCCAGAGAAAGGCGGGCTGTATCCGCACAGCACCGGAGGGCGTTTTCGTGCCTACGATGGCAACGGTTGGACTGGCCTTGTCCATAATGTGGCGAACAATGGAGTGTCGGCATCGATCAACACGACGACCACCGAGACTGTGTTCAGTACTGGCTCGTACACAATCCCAGCCAATTCGCTCAAAGTTGGTGACAGTATCCGCCTCAAGGCTGGCGGTAACGCGAGCGTGGTCAGTGGTACCTACGATTTGAGAGTCAGGCTTGGTGGTCTAAGCGGCCCGGTCATTTTCTCCAGGGCTAATATTGCCGCTGCCGATGATGGTTTTTTTGTGATCGATCTTCATCATCGGGTCAATTCGATTGGTGGAGCTGGGGTCCAGTATGCCAGTGGCGTAATGTCGTACGCCTATCTTGGCGCAACGCCACTCGTTGTCCCTTATGTGACAACAGCTGGTGTAACGGTAGACACAACAACATCATTGGACCTCGTTGTCACCGTCCAGTTTTCAATATCCGCTGGCGGAAACTCTGCCCAGCTATTCAACTTCACCGTTGATATCGCCGGCTAGATTTCCAAAATCCCGACAGATTGATACATTCAGGGCAAGGAGCCCACACTCATGCGCAAATTCACCAACTACTTGCCGATTTTGATCGGTCTTTCGCTTTTCACTCTCGGCGCCGTCTATCCAATCGAGACCCAACAGGTAAACCGGGACACTGCCGAAATCACGAACGTCGCGCTCACTGCCGCAGCAGGCTCGAGGACGTTCAGCATCCCGACCAAAGGCTACAGCCAGGCGACTGTCTACATCGATTACAACCGCGGTGGTACGGGGGCGGCAACGACAATCACGATGAGCTGCCTTGCCGGTCCGACCGGTGATGTCAACTACAAGGTCGCCTCGCTCGAGCAAACCGCGACGGCGCACACAAGCCAGGCTGGTCAGCATACCTGGAGCTGGGCGGTCTCGGCATCGGATGAGATTCGATTCATTGTGACACCCCTGAACGATGACTATCTCTCCTGCGTCGTGGGTAGCACAGGGGTAGTCACTGCTGACGATGTCCTGGGCACGGTAAAGACTAGGCTGGGGGTTCTCTGATGCGATGGATCTTCGTTCTAGCCGCTTGCGCGGCGTTTTTCATTCTGCCACCCGACGCTTCGGCATGGGGGCCTGACGACCCGAGTGGCGACATCGCGATTCCCGAGAACACGAGCGCAAACGGATTCGAACTCGGCAATGGTGTGAAGGCCTGCTTTGGGGCCGGTTGTCCCTGGTATTACGTTTACAATTCGGTGAGTACCCAATTCGAACTGTGGCACACCGACTGCGGGGGAGGGTCACCCTGTGAGGTCTCGATTTGTTCGGACGGCACCAACGATTGCGTGTGGAGCGGGAAGCTAACCGCCACCGATGGCCTGGCAATCAATGCCGATGGGGTAAATCTTACTCTCGGTGCCGCTGGGGCTGTGGATTTCAAGGCCTACTTTGACGGAACCAACACCAGGATGAATAGCTCGGGAAATATTGTCTTTGATGCGTCAATCGAGGTCGGTCCATACGAATACTATGCAGATTCTGGGGCGGCTGGATTTCTCAATATGGAAATCAGCGCAACGCCAGCTGCCGGAGTGGAGGAATCGCTATCTGTCCAGCTCGATAGCAACCTCCACACGAAATTCTATTGTGAGGCTGATGGCTCTGGCACTGGCGAGGATTGCCACACGGTGGAGGCGCACTCGCCCGTGTGGATTCCATCAACGGCCAAATCGCTGTCTGCCGATGGGAATTTCGATTGTGACAAGGGGGTCACGCGCGTCGTTGGCAATGGCGGCGCAGTGACCCTCAGCGCTGACCCATCAATCAACGATGGTGACCTCGATGGGCAAGTGTGCATCGTGACTGGCACCGATGACACCAATCACGTGACGATCAACGACGGTACCAATGTCGAACTCGACGGCGGGGTCAATATTCAGCTCGACAAGGGGCACAGTCTGACTGTCCAGTGGAACTCCGCTGACGCAGTCTGGTACGAAACCGGACGGAGCACGCCATGATACCCACTGGGCGGACAACGAGCGGCATGGTGGCCATTGCTCCTGGTGGCAAGGTCGGTATTACGGCTGATGGCGGCCTCGCCTACAAGATGGCGAATAAGACCGGTGGCACGACGACAAAGGGCTATATCGTCCACCCGTCATCGGCTGTTGACTATGCGTTCACGTACGTCGGCAACGATGAGCCTGATATAATCGGTGTGGTCTTTGGAGACGATGACGGCAATCAAGTTGGAGACGGTGCTGATTGCTGGATCGTCAAATATCTGGTGGCCTATATCTACTCAGCCACAGCGGCCACTCGTGAGTGGTTTATCCGATCACCGGTCGCTGCAGACTCGGTTGGTGCTGTCGGTATGGCAGTCGCTGAGACTTTGCCAGCGGCGCCATTTACGACCCAAAAGCACTTCCAAGAGTGCGGCCATTGTTTAGAGACCACCCTGAGCCCTGGCCTAGTTCTCTGCTCGGTACATTTCAACTAGGTGCCACGATGAAACGTTTCATTTTGCTACTGCCGTTTTTGCTTGGGGCTCAATTTGGCCCTGGTTCGCTTCACAAAGGCCTTGTGCTTGATGCACCACTGACCAGCGGGTATCTGCAAGCGAGCGACGTACCTAGCGACCGAACGCCATACGGCTACCACTTAACGTCCAAAACAGGTACACCAGTATTAGGCTCGGACGGCGTTACACTAGACGGATCAGAATCGTTTTCTTTGGCTGTATCAGATTGGAGCGGTGCACTTTCGAGCGGTTCAATATCAGCCTGGGTTTATCTTGATTCGTTGCCTGGTCTCATTGCTGCGGTTTTTACCTCTGCAGATACAGCTACCGACGACTATGTGGTTATGTTTTATATTAGCAGTACTGGAAATGCATGTTTTAACGTCAAAAAAGCAGCTGGCGTTTTTTCCACTGTCTGTACCGATAGCACCCTGAGCACGGCGACATTTTACCACATAGGTGTAACAACCAATGGATCTAGATGGCTCCTTTATATCAACGGGGCGCTCGCGGCTCACTCAGTCGTCAATGGATCTGACAATGGAGATTTTTTCGCCGATGCAGCGAATCGGGACAACATCGCAGTTGGCGCCCTCATAAGGGCCGCTGGCGAGCAGTATAATCTGTCTGGGAAAATACAAGGCGTTCGAGTCAATGATTGGGAGTGGACTGCTACCGAGTTTGCTCAGGCGTATGAGCAAGGCCGCCGAGTCATCGCCGCAAGCACTGGGTCGCTTTACAAGGGCCTGGTGCTTGATGCACCATTGATTAGCGGATACCTGCAAAGCGCAACGGTAGCGAGTGATCGAACACCGTACAGTAACCATGGTACTGCAACGGGAACTCCACCAACGTTTGGTGCCGACGGCGTGACTCTAAATGGTACATCCGACTATATCGACTTTGGCGACGCAGATGTGTTTAGTCCAACAGATGGAGCGGGTAACGACAAGCCGTTCTCGGGTAGCGTATGGGCCAATATGACTGACGCCACTAGTTGTTGGATGATCGTGAAGGATGACACTGCAGGTATTCGAGAATGGGCCTTTGGCGCGAATTCATCGGATGTATTAGCACTCTTCTTGTTCACGAATACGGCGTCAAACCGTATCCTTTGTTACAGTGATACTGCAATAACAGCTTATGAGGGATCATGGACCCATTTCGGCTTTGCCTACGATGGCAGCGAATCTCCCAGCGGCATTACAATATATATTAACGGTCAAGATATCTCCTGCTTAACTGATTCAACTGGATCTTACACAGGCGTGGTCAATGGTACGGAACCACTGGTATTAGGAACAATACCTGGATCTGGCGGATGGTGTAGCGGTTCGTTTTTCGGGCCAAAACTTTACAACAGGGTAGTATCGGCAGCTGAGTTTGCACAGGCATACACCCAAGGCAGCCGAGTCATCGCCGCAAGCACTGATTCGCTTCACAAAGGCCTGGTGCTGGATATGCCGTTCACCTCCGCCTACACCGACGGTACCTACCCCAATGACAGGGTACCAGACGGCGTTCCAACGATGACGCTGCAGGGTACTGCGGCGCTCGATGCTACCGGAATGTCCTTGGACGGCAATAGTGACTATGCGAAATACACTGTATCAGACTGGCGCAGTGGCGATTCGGCCGGAACGATAAACGCATGGATTTACCTAGATACCCTCACAGGCGATTCTGCCGTCTTTGGCTCAGCTGACCACGCAAGTACTGCTCATATATTATACATGTCTATTGAGTCGTCTACATCGCTACCGTTTGCACGGGTTAGGGTATCCACTTTGCAAAACAGTATCGATGTTGCATCCTGCGCCGCAGGTACAGTCACTACAGGGGCCTGGCATATGGTCACATTTTCTAGTGATGATTCCAATTATTATATCGATCTGGATGGACAACCGTGCACTCTGAGTGAGGTTATTTCGGGTGTTGATGGCGATTGGTTAGGCCAAATAGCGAACCGGGACAGCATAACTTTTGGAGCGGTCGAGTTTACTTCAGTGGTCCAATACCTAGACGGTTATGTCAAACACGGTAGAGTATATGACCGCGCCCTAACAGCTGCAGAGAAACTCAAGCTTTATGAACAAGGCCGATGAGGGACGAATGGAACCAAAGAAACTCTACTTTTTGTTGGCCACGGCAACCACGATTGGCGCCGTCGCAGGTGCAATGGGTGATGATGTCGTTTTTTCGGACACCGCTTTGGCTGGTTACCATCAAACGCTACCCATTGAGCAAATCATCAGACCAACTCCGCCTGGCATAGTGACGCAATTGCAGAATCGGATTGCAAGCCAATCGTGCGGCGCAATCGATGCGACTTTTGGTGTCTCAACATGCGCGCCAGAATTGATGGACTACGACATCGTCTATCGGCGCAAGAATGGCGTTGAGAGTGTGGTACGCCGCTATCCGCAACTAGCTGACTATGCGGAACGTGAGCCAACCGAGCCGATTGTAGCAAGTTGGATCGATGGCAAGCTCGATTCGGTATATTGCCAGCGAGTCAACGCTCGCTATGGCGGTTCGGTGTGCGACGGTGCTTCGATTGATTACAGGCTCCGATTCATCCGCACTGGCGGCCTGCCGAGAACAATCGTCAATTTGGAGACGCCTGTCTTTTGCACCATGGCGCCCCCGGTCGATCCAAACCCGCCTGACCCTGGAATCTGACAGATACTCGCGGACAATAGCGGATATGCGCGTACTTGTTTTTCAACCATCTGCCCCAGTTAGAGACACACAAAGACATGAGTAGCGTTGAGAATGCCACGGCGCTCTTGGTAGCATTGGCCGTTGTGAAATTGGCTGAGCTAGCAATCAGAAAAGTAGCGGCGATCAAAAACGGTGATGGCAAGGACTTCGCTCGCCTTGCGGATTTGCTCAAGGCAAGCATGGAATCTGAAGGATCGTCCACGGATGCATTGAAACAGATTGTCGACCTGACGGGCCGGCAACTCGAGACGATGAAGGGTATCGAAAAGGAACTAAGCTCGATACGGTCAGACCTTCGGATGCTGTCCCATGAGCAGTCACATTTGCAACGTTCGGTAGATAAGCTACACGATAGATTCGATAAAATGACTGACGCGAGAGGTTACACAGGCTCTAGTTGACGAAAGGACACCACATGGCGAATGAACCCAACGACCCGACCAGGACAGGCAAGGAAACATCTGAACTCGAAATGAACGCGAAAACCCAAGCGGAGATTTGGGTGGTTTTCGCAATCACTATCCTCGGTGGCATCGCGACTGCACTGCTCGATACTGGCCAGATTCCTGGTGGGCCATGGACCGTGATATTGACGCTCGTTGCTGGCGCAGCTGCGACGATCACTGGCAAGGTTGCGGCCACCCGCAACTACACGACCAGGCGAACGCAGCTCAAGATGCAACAAATTGCGGCAGCAGCAAATCAGGACACCGAAAACCCTACGCTGAAGCAAACAGGCAGCTAGATGCCCTCGCCCTCGATGCGTCGTTGCTCAAGCCAGGACGGAATTCAATCGACCTCGGTCTGGGGATCGACACATCGCTGGGCGCCTATGGGCAAGCCCGTTTGCTACGCCGCTTCAACGAGACGCTCTATGGCGGCATTGAAGGCCGCGCCACGTATGGGCTAGCCGGCCCTAGACGACACAAACTAGATGGGTCTATATTCGCCGTCCTGAGAGGCGAATTCTAATGTCACAGTTCATCGGAATCATCGTGTTCGTTTTTGCGTCAATCGCGCTAGTCGGCATTGCGCTCGTATTCGAGAAGTTTATCCGCGAGCACGACGATGTCATCGCGCTCGCGAAGCGGGACCGTGAACGCCAGCGGGCGTCAGCCGCAAAAGGTGAGTTGGATAATTTGCCAGGTAACGCAGGCGAGAATGATCATGTAGAAAAGCACCACGATTGAACAGCCGATCTCGGCACGCCTAACTTCTCGCCGAAGAGGGGCCCATGGATCATTCATTGTCTTTTTCCTCGATAACTTCGGTCGTGCTATCAAGATAATCCCCAAGCTTCTCACCATGTGCATTGACTTCATTCTCGGGCAGCTCTGACCGCTTCCTGTACCCACGAGCCCATAGCTCGTCTGGGCATATGAGCCGATCAACGCCCAGCTCGTTGATCTCGGCAATCGCCTCCGGATCGTCTGGCGGTATTTCAAAGCCCTGGATTTCCCCACCAGGGTTGATGCGCAATTCGTGCGCTCGTTTTGCAGCGTCAAGTATGTTCGCACCGCGGACAATCGCGACGCCCCTGCAGCCCTCTTCGGTTGCAAATGATAGCCACCAGTAATTCATGTTTCACCATACCCGTTTGACTTCGCGTCCCATGTGTTTCTCCCTCAGTGTGCTTGCGCGCCCGACGTACAATCAGGACAGTCGCAGCGCGTTTCCAAGAATTTAAGATTGACCGCTGCGGTCTTGAGTACCATCGATGCTAGGGCAAGCAAGTCACGACGGGCCGCCGTGCAAGTCTTAGCCTCAGGCAGTTTGTCGTTGTAAACCCTACCAAGAAGAATGATGCCCATTGAGATTGCGTCCAAATCGTTGAGCAAAACCTGGCCCGCCAAGCCTGACGTCACCCGTTGCAATCTGCACCAGTCGCAGCAATCCTCGATACTCCGGCAAACCGTCTCTCGTTCGCAAATTTTCCAATCTTCGAAATCCATAGTTGTCTCCTCAGCCGGGCAACGCAAACGCTGCCGCCAGCTCAAGTGTCAAAGAGTCAATTCCGTGTCGCAATTCGGAGCAGCTCGGGCAAGGCACGGGCCCGCCGATAAGCCGCAGGGTCTCTTCGGTTTCGAATCGAGATTCGCAGTTCGGGCACCCTCGGTTCGCATCAATCACGACGCCATCGATGACCTCGAGGCCAAAGGCGAAATCCGATTCATCTTCGGTGTGTGCGCAATTGGGACATGTCATTTCAGACATCTTGCCCCTCCGTTTTCACGGCTCGGCACAACTCGGCCGCAAGGAGGTTCGTGTTGCTGACCAATTGATCGAGGTTGTCCTGCGCGATTTTGAGCGAGCATACTAGGTGCAGATACTCGCCCCAGCTGATTTGCGGCTCCGGGACAATCAAAAACTGCTCGTCCTGTGATGAGTGTAGGCTGGCGCTGAGGCGCGCAAGCCCGCGGCGAAAATTCTTTTCCGTTGTGAACATGGTTTCTCCCCTTGTTCGGTGGTCTCCCCGTTTGAAACCCAGCGACACCGGCCCTGATATCCGGTGCCGCTGGGCGGCCCAGCCTGGGGAGATTAGCTGGGATTTATTGTGCGTTGATTTCGCGGGCGATTGCCTCGACCTCGGCCTCGGTCAAATTGCGCTCGATGCCGTATGGGTCCGAGCCATCGCTGGGATATTCTATCGCCTTTAGCCGTATCGCCTGGCAGTCACCGTCCTCGGTGGCGATGGCAATCGATTCGCGGAGGTCCTTGACTGCGGCCTCCAGCGTATCGTGCGGTGCGCCTCTGCCACCGAGCTGATAGGCGACCAGATATTTCGTCGAGCACTGGCAGCCATTGCCGTCCCAGCACCAACGCGTGCAGCCCTTTGCCCGCAGGTCCCAGCCCCCGCCCGAGGTCACGAGACACGAGTCGTCCGTGAATATGTAGGCGGTATGCTCGTGGTCCGGAGATTTTGTTTTTTGGCACGGCTGCGCATTACAAAATTCGACCAGATCGACACCATCATCGGTGGTCCAGCACAGTCCGTCGTTGCCAAATTTGTCGGCGATTTCGCTTGCGATTGTCATGTGACTCTCCCCAGAGTTTTGTTGTTGACCTCCTTGTAATAGCGAAATAGGCAGAAAATTGCAATTTTCGGGCGAGGGGGCAGGGGCGTCGATAAAATCGGCCAAAAACGGGGGGTTACGGCGAGGCTAGCGCGGTCTCCAGGTGGTCGGCCATTTTGCAGGCCACCTGGGCGATTCTATCCCCATCATTTTGGACTCGGCGCAGATAGACCGGGTGAGTCAGCAGCGCGCCTAAAAGCGTCAGCGCAAACAGCTCCCGTTTCTCGAGGCCATCGGTGATTGTAAGGATACGGTCGGTCCCGGATACAGTCTCGACAGAGTCAGCAAAAACGAAATCTGGCATGGTGGCCGCTGCCTACCAGATTCCCTGGGCGTTGCAAGTCAGGACAATCCCGCTAGGCCCCACGCTGCGGAATCGCAACGTGGGACCAATGCTCGGACCATCCGAGCACGCTAACAACGGGCTTTTGGGATGTCGGGCGAAACCCTACTATCCAAGAATTGGCACTGCAAGCCCGCATTTTTCGCAGACGCCAAGCAGATTTCCGTAGGGTAGCGGCGTCGAGTTGTCCCGCATTGCATCGCTCACGAGGTAGGGGCCGCGGACTGCGTATTTGTAACGCTCGTGCTCAGGCTTGACCTTCTCGCCCAGAATGCAAGCGAGGGCGTATTGTTCGGCAGCTTCATGGGTGCCGAATACCGCGGCGAGGCCGAAATCGAATTCGCTTCCGTATACTCGCCAGCGCAATACGCCGAAGACTTGGGTCACTTTTTGGGTCTCCCGCGTCCCGGATTGTTGCGTTGATACTCTGTGCTCAATCCAAATGTTTTGATCATGGCGCGCAGTGTACTTGGGTTGATTGCCAATTCGTTGGCTGCCTTTGACAGGGACCATTCGTTGCGCGCCAATGCACGACGCACGAAATCAGCCTCCCTGCGTGCTGCCTGCGCCCTAAACTCGAGAAGTGTCATGATTTGCTCCAAACCCGGCCCCAGCAGCCGGGTAAATCTTGGGAGGAATTTGTGGGCAACCGCTGGGGCCGGGCCGAGCAATAAGCGCTAGAAATCTAGCACTTAACTGCCCGTTTCGTCGAGGTCATCCCATTTCGGCATTTCGTCGGCTGTGTCACCGTTCGTTGCCGGCTCCTCCTTGACCGGCTCCGATTGCGGTTGGTCGCTGTTCGCGCGCCGTGCTTTATCGGCGAGGAGGGCGTCGAGCCAGAGTTGATTCTTGTCCTTCCATTTCGCCTTGGCGGGATCGTTGACTCCCTTCTCGGCGGCTTCGATGTACCAATCGAGTTGCTTGTCGTTGAGCTCGCTCGGCCGCTTGCCCTTGTTCTTGCCGAACGGGACGGTGAGTTCGCTAGTGTCGACGTGGTTGGTGTGGTCCTGGAATTCGACTTTGCGATCGAGACGATCGAGGTCGAGGCCGACCTCTTTGAAATCCTTTGGCGACATGAATCGCAGCCCGAGAATGTCCGTGACTGCGACATGTTTCATATTTTGAATAGCGCCCTTGATTAGGTCCTGCTCGTGCTTGAGGTAACCCTTGATGCCCCCATCGTCACGCCGTTCGCCGCGTCGTGTGCCAATGAATTGCTCATAGACACTGCCGTCCGGATTGAGCAGCTTGGCGATGCATTTGACGACCAGCGCCTCATCGTCGCTTGAGATTTCGATTTCCTTTTTGCCCCACTTCATGCCGAAACCGTGGCGCAGGATGCGATCGGCAGCGCCCCCGGTGGCATACGGGGCGCGGTTCTCGCCGTTGCCGTAAACCATCCATTGGCTGGGCGTCGTCAACTTGAGCGCCGCGGCAAGTAGCCGCTTGCTGTTTTTCGCCCGCTCTTCGAATAGGGCGACCCCCTGATTAGTTTGACCGGTGGCGAGCAAATCCCGTTTCTCCGGTACCACGGACATTTTCTGCGTCCGGATGACCTCCACGTCCTCGCCATCAACTTCAACTACTTCACCCTCTGTCCTCATAGCTGGTCCTCGAGCGGTGATGCCGTTTCAAGCGCAACCCCCTCGTCCTCGGCAGCCTTCTCTGCCACCCGTTTGAAATCCACACGAACACCACGTCCGTGGGGCTTCTTTTCAATCACGAAGTCGCCGCACATAAATCGATCGCCCTTCGTGAGTTTGAATCTCTCTTTCAATTGCTTGTCCAATTTCGCAAATTCCTTGCGCCACGGATTCAGCTCTTCGCGGCGCACTATTTGCCCCTCGAGTTCGCGGTCCACAGCCACGAGCAGCGGGTCCGGTGCCGATTCCTCGGGATGGCAAGTGGTATCCTTCCATGGGCAATTTGGGCATTCGCTTCGGTCCGGTATGCGCTTTGGCAACGTCTTGGCCTTGATGCAGTCGCGGACCTGCTCGGCTTTTTGAGCCAAGGCCTCCATCAGCTCCAGATTGAGTTGGACCGGGACCACAGTCCACAGCCCAGTTTGTTTCGATTTGAAAAGGAACAACCCCTCCCACTGCTCGAGCAGAAACAGATAGCTCTGCATCTGGCAATAATAGCGTCCATAGAGGCCCCAGTGGCCAGCCAGCGCCTCCTCGGTCTTCGGCGGGTCACCCCCGCAGGATTTGATCTCCACCGGAACCTTGCGCCATCCGAAGCGCGAAGTCGGGTCGGCAGCCTTGATCATGCCATCGATGACGCCGCTGATTTCGAGACGATCGTCCCGGAAATGGACGTCAGACTCGACAACCTCCCAGCCGAGCTCCGACAGCTCGCGCCGGATATCCCTCTCGTGGAGATTGCCCTCCTCGAAGATGCTTGCCAGGCCTTCGCTGATTGGGGCTGCCCGCTCGGGTACCGTCCGGTGATAGACGATTCGTCGCAGACAGCGATACCCGAGGTCTGTAGCCGTCGTGGCAGCCGGGCGCCAAAGTTTCCCCCTTGCTTCGAGACGTTTCTTCCGTTGAGCGGCTTCGATTTCCTTGGCCAGGTCGTGGAGATTCATTGCGCGACCCTCGCCAAAAACAAGAGCACCATGGCGGCAACAAACATCAGCCGTGGAGCCCAAACAAAAAACCAATCCTCGACTGGACCGAGGTCCGTCTTTCCGTCGTTTTTTCGCATGTTCCCTCCCAAGGGTGGGCGAATTTCGGCAACGTAGCCTCGGTCGAAGAAAATTGCAATAGAGCGCCAATATAATGTACGTTCGCCGCGCTTGGCGTGACAAAACTCAAACGGTAAATCAGGCTCCCGGCCCCTGCGTACGTGAGCATGTCCATCTCACGCCAAGCAGATGCGTGGGGGTCGGGTCATTCTTGGGAGAATCAAATGCATCACATTTACGTGGTCGACCGAAATGGTAAGACGTTGTTCGATTTCAATTCGATTTCGGTGCCTCGCGATGGCGCGCTATTTCATTTGGTCGGCCCCCCCGACAAGCATTTCAGGGTACTGTCGCAAGAGTGGCTGATCGTACCCAAGGACAAAAATCAACCAAACGGGCCTTGTACCGACCTGAGCGTCGAGCTGATGGTGACTGAATTGCCATGAAATCCATTAGCCTATTGGAACTACGCGACTCGTTTCGAATCCAACTCCGGGATATGGCTCGGCAACAGCTCCTCACCAGGCTATTGGTCACCAAGCAATGCACCAACTGCTCGAGCAAGGTCGGTTCGGATGAGATTCAATTCAAATCTGGTCTTTGCTGGCGGTGTTGGGATGGGATGACGCGCGAGTGACAGGGCGGTTTTTTGGCTGTGTATGCTGGATTCGAACCAGCTACCCACTGATTACAGGTCAGTTGCTCTACCAGGTGAGCTAATACGCATGTAAGCCCCGCGGGTTGCGCGTCGCGACCCAAATACCCCCTCCTCGATGGCGATTGCAAGGCGCGGATTTTCCTTGAACCGACCACCGACCTTTGCAAGTCTACCGGCCGTCAACGTACTGACACCACACATAGTCCGGCCCGCTGCGGCGTTCACACCTTGAGTGCGTTGACACGCGTCGCAGTTGGGTCGGGTCCCAAAACGCGGGGGGGGATATGCCTGACGTTTTCGAGATCATCAAAAAATCCTAGGGGGGGGTTGTCGGTGGCGAAACTCAAAGAACGTCCGCTCGATTACATACCGCTGCATTTATCGATCCAGGCGCACAAGAAAACTCGAAGATTGAAGCGGATGATCGGCCATCAGGCCTCGGTACCGGTCTATTGGTATGTGATTGAATTGTTCTTGGAAATAGCCAAGCAGTACCCTGATGGTCTGCTGGGTCAATTAGATCCCGAAGACATCGCCGATATGGCGCAATGGCCTGGCGACCCTGATTTATTTCTGCGCGGGCTGATTTCGGCAGAATACCTCACCGAGACTGATGATGGGCTCGTAATGCCGACTTGGGGAAAATATGGCGGCAAAGTCATTGAGCGCCGGGTGGCTGACCGCGAGAGAAAGCGCAAACTTCGCAGTGAAGATGATTGTCCAGCGGACAATGATGTTTGTCCAGCGGACAATCGCGTTTTCCAGCGGACATCCAGCGGACAATCGCGTTTTCCAGCGGACATCCAGGATGATTGTCCAGCGGACAATCGCGTTTTCCAGCGGACATCCAGCGGACAATC